TCATGCCGGATTGCTCCATGTCGTAAGTCTGTAAGTTTGGCCTATAGATACCCCCGCTCTTCCTACAACGTCTCCCCGTACAACAACATCACCCACGAATCTTCCGATGTAGTTATTATTCAATACACGGTGGATACCAACAGCATAATGTTTGTTACCTTTATAGCTTAACTTTGTCTGAGAAAACTTTGCAGAAATAGCACCGCCAGAACCCAATAAATACGTTGTTCCTGAACCACCAGCGTTCACCCAGTAATGGAAATTGCGTTGATAAAACACTTGGTTATAACATGCACCATTAACGTCCACTTCAATTTGAACGTGGGGTGAATTACTTGTACTACCTGTCACTTGGTATCCTCCGATAAAGTATGCTTTTGCTCCATATCCTCCGTCATTTGCAATACCACCGGATACCTGTAATTGTTCATTGCTTGCAAGTTTGTACCAATAAACGGAAGCCCCTGTACCATATGTTGATTGCCAATTGAATGAACATGATGGGCCACCAATCGGTTGCGTACTTGTGTCGTTTGGAGCAACAAATGATCCTGAATCAACCACGTAGTAGAGTGCATCAGTAAGTAAAGCATTAGCAGTATCTACAGCAACAAGATCACTTGCAACCCATCCTGTTGAAGCGGTGTGGTAAGTGAACATACAATCAGTTCCTTTTCCAGAATGCGGAATGACGTGCCGGTACGAAGCAACGGAATCCAAGAATATTCCTATAGCATTTCCGTCTAAGTGTTCGTACCAGTCAACGGATAGTTGGGATTCGACCACACTGGCAGTATTTGCGTAACTCGCCGTGTTGGATGTATTAGAATGTTCCGCCTCATTTGCAAAACCAGCGTGTTCATCCCCCGACATCAAACCAGCAACGTTGTTTGCAATTGTCTCAAGTGTTCCGCCTGATGTGTATTCTTGGGCTGAATAAGCGTTCCCCGCATCGTTCGCAAAGTCTGCGTTAAGTGCGTGATCCGCCTCAAGAGCATGGTCAGCTTCTGGTGTGTGGTATGCCTCTACTGCGAAGGCGACACTTCCCCCTGTGCCATCAAATAAAGATGCAAGTACGGTTGAATTATAAACTCCACCAACGTCTTGTGCCGTATCAGAACTTTGTGCTGTGACTGCCGATGCAACATGCCCACCAGAACCATCAAATAACGTGGATAAATCCCCTGCGGGTATGTTCACATCAAGAACTGAAATGTACGATGTCCCATCCGATAAACTGGCGAATCCATCAAATTCATTTGCGACATATGCTGTTGCAGCTTCCGTTGCAAAGTTTGCCGTGTTTGCTGATTCAGCCGTTGTAGCGGTGTATGCCGATGAAGCATAATCAGCCGTTGATGCCATGAATGCGTTGGTCGCGTTCGTTGCCGTGTCGCTGTATTCAGCGTGGCTAACCGACATTGAACTTGTCTGGCTGTTTCGTATGAATGAACCCGTATCAATTACTTGTGGGGTGAAATAGGATTGGTAGTTGCCAAATGATAGTTGGGTTCCAACCGTTACCGTTTGAACGTTCGGATTACTGGAAGATATGGTTAATGTTGGCATGTTATTCTATTCCCTGTGTGATGTCTTGAGCCAGTGTGAAGGTGTCAGCAACATACGTTGTGATCTTTCCGCCTGAATCCTTCACTTGAATATCAAAGAAGTAATCCCCGGCCTTGATGTCCACTGTATCAGCGTGATCCAATTGTATTCCTGTGGAACCCTGAACTGCGTTACTGTGACTTGTGATAACCTTCTGTATCAGAGAATCAGAATCCGCATCCGTTTTCTTTCTCTTAACCGTGAAATAAATTGTGTAATCGGTAATATCCAAGGGTGTTCCATCATCATTTTTGAATGAAAGTAAGAAAATCTGGTCATCCCCTTTGTACATATCAATTTTGTTGTTGCCTGTGTAGTCGTTCATATTCTTTGTTCCTATTGTCAATTGTCAGACAATGGTGATGGTTGGCCCACCCGTACACATGTGAAGGTTTGTTGGGTAACGGGTATCATCAACTCTCACACGGTAAAACATATTATACGCTGGAGCATTGATGGTATCCCATGAACTGGATGCTGATGTCTTCCCCTTGGCAAAATATATCGGCACTTCAATACTGGAAGTTGCGACAAACATTCCCGTATCAGGGTTGGTACTCGTTATGATTGCGTAGAAATTTAGCGTCTGGTCTGTTGGGGAAGGGTTTGGCAATTCCCCGACAACTTTCCATCTGCATTTCTGACTGACGTAATAATGTTCTGTTGGGTCTAAGTATGTTCCTGCATCAAAGAATTCCGTGTAGGAACTACCCGAGCCGAACGGAAATAATAGAACGGCATCAACGGCATCAACTAATTCAGCCGTTGTGAATTCATCACTAAGTTCTGTGGTTACGACTACATCAGAACCGCAGATGTTTGGTATATCCACAACCACCGTTTTAAGTGTGTTCGTCTGGGAACCACTGAGACGCCAAGGGAAATTGTAGTATCCAACATCATACGTTCCCCGTGTTGGGTATTCATAATGCCCATTGATCAATGCGGGTGGTTCTGTCCACTCATTGTTCCACCATTCAGGGATTACAAATTCATCATTTTCAAAACTGCCCGTTGCTGTCAGGTAGTATTGTTGTTGCCCAAGATAATCAGTATCCGCTTGGTAGTGCTTCCATCCGTTAAAGTCCGTAGCATAATAACTTTCCGTTACACACTCGGGTATGTATCCAACCATTTCTTGTTTTCGATATACCGACTGAATACTTGCCGTGCTGGTGTATCCGTGCCACCCCTGTTTAGTCATGTGGTTTCCAACACGTTCCAATTGAATATAAGCACTTGCTGAACACTGTGGGCCGACAACCGTAACACTTCCCGTATCAGTTGAAGGGGAAGAGATTTCATAGAAGTAAGTTCCCAGACTTGAAGTTGTGTTAACCGTTGGTGTGATTTCTTCTTCTTTATCAACGTATGTTGCAGATGCCGTACCAACGATTGTTTGCTCTCGCCACTTAACAAGTAAGGAACCATCACCCGAACACCATTCAGGATGGGTTATTTTCCATTTGTATTTTCCCTTCTGTGCGTTTGCGTGTCCATAGGTTCCCCATTCAATAGAAGTTCCCGAACTATCATCCCCACATGAATCTGATGTAACGTAAATTGAATCGGCAGGGGAAACGCCCGTATGTCCAGGTTCTCTTACGTCTTCCACTGTTGTTCCAACTGAACTTCCCCCTGATGAAGTGGAACCAGTACTAGGACTGAGTGCAGACAGTTTATTGTAGGCATCAGTTATCAACAGGGTCTTAGTGTAAAGACTGCTTGAAGTGTTTGTACGGTTTCCACTATTCCAAGTAAGGAATTCCCCCACACACGAAAAAGAAATGGAATCATCACTGTGATTTATTGCCGTTGTTCTACTGTCGCTCGGCGTTATGTTGTCCGTTTCAATCAGGGTTAAATGTGTTGGTGCTCCAGCAACTGGGGAATTAGCAACAGTCCACCATGATTGATAAGATGTAACCTTACCCCCGATAGTTGTAGCACCAAACGAACAACAATCATTACAAGGCGGTCTACGATCTGAACCTGTGCAGCTCATACAGCATTCCACGCAATAGCGTAGTAACTCCTATTACAGTCAACTGATGTAACGTGCCTGTAGAAATTTAAACTGTTCTGAATTGCGTTATACGTGGCAACGATTACATCATCCGTCACGTAAACATAACCGAGCAACTGTGCTACCACTGTTGGTTCAATACCTTCATTCGCACCTGATGGAAGAGACGAACCGTTATCAATGAACAGGGAAGTGATAGTGGGATAACCACTGGTCCAACTTAAATTTGCCTGAACCCATACAGCATCCCCGTCACTTGCTGTAAACGTTGAATTGATATTGGATGGCAACTGGCTATTCACCACGCCCATTGAAACATTGAATGTATCGGTTCCCTTGATGGGAATTATCTTGAATGGATATGGTTCGGCAGGTGTTGGTTTAACAACAGGGTGTATGATTTCCAGTGTTGTCCCTGAACCTATCTGTTTGATTCGATAGTCAGAAGATGGGCTTAAAGCAATACGTTGTACAAGGTCAACCAGTTGATTGTGTTTCGCTGGTGTTACCACCCTTCCATTTTCTTTTAGTGCTACAAAGTTGTTCATGTATAATACACATCAGTGTTCCAACCGATTGCGGAATAAGTGTAAGTCCGAACGATTGTCCACCAGTTCCCCTGTTTCTGTCGGATAGCAGCATCAATTTTCCATTTATCAGTTCCACTTGCCACTGATGGAACAGACAATGTGCCTACTTCATCAGCGGGACTTGATGGGCGACTTGAGTAGTAAGTGGTTGTAATAATTTGTGTGGTTGGAACGTCCCAGTTTTTGATGTTGGCTTTTCCACTTGCATCCGTGAAATCAACAAATATGTCTGTTGGATTTTCCCTTGCTGAATTGTAGTGGGTTCCATCCGATTTTCTTTCCCACCAGACTTGCCCCAAACTATCCCAGTAAGAGAAGTCAGGGTGTCTCATGATTGGTTCTTGAATGATTGCCGATTGTTCCACGAACGAATTAGGTGGCATCGTTGGTGTGTTAATCGTTGATGTGTTGTAGTTGATAACGGCTCGGCCGTTACCTGCGGTTAACGTTTCCAATTGGGCAGTTGCCAAACCGTAAACGCTACTACTGATGAACGTATCTACAGGAACACTTCCGTATGACATGGAAGCAACCGTGGATTCCAACACATTGAAATCCCCTTCAAGTGTTACAGTGTAAGTGCTGACACCATCTGCGGTTTTATTCCAATTCCGTTTTGTTCGTATTGAACCCGTTGCGTTTCCGTATGTAATCAATGGCATATAAATTCCTTAATCAAGTGTTCCACTTCCATCTGAACCGACTTGTGTTATTGCTTCTAACTTGTCGATAATCTTCTGGAGTTTGTCGTTACTCTTTTCCAATTCCTTCTTTGCAGCTTCTTCTTTAGTCACCTGTGAACTCTTGATGTTGTTGCTGTAGTCCACTCCGGCGACTCCACCCCCTGATTGTCTAAGGGAATCAACGGCTGGATTGAATGGAAGTGCTTTGGCTAAATCCAAATTCTTTTCAGCACTCTTCACTTCGTCTTCAATTTTCTTTTTCTGTGTTTCCAAGTCCTTTTTCTTTTTGGCATCTTGGAACTTTTTAAATTCATCGTATTGCTTTTTGTCGGCCTTGTTCTGTTCGTTCAACTTGTCTTCACTGGCTTTCTTTTCTGCTTCTTTTTCCTTGGCAATCTTTTCATCAATCGCTTTCAATTCCTTCACAAGTTGGATTGCTTTTTCTCTCGCCTGTTCTCGTTCCAGTTCTGTTTGTGCAACTGTTCCTTGTCTTCGTGCTTCTTCTATCTCACCAAGTTTGATTGCCCGTTGTGTATCAAGAGCCATTTGTTCCCGTTGTGCTTTTCTAACGGCATCATCATTCTTTGATTTCAAGTCTGCGAGTTTCTGAGCATCAGTTAATTCTTGTTTTGTCTTGGGCGTTTCCGCTGTTCCGTCTGCGGTTGGATCACTGACTGGCTTACTGTCAGCCGTTGAACTGTTTGGTTCGCCAGTCACCAATGATTTAACGGAAGAAAATAGTGCTGCGAATTTAGAACCTGTTCCCCGGATGTTTTCAAGGAACGCACCCCATCGTTTTGTTGCTCCCAACACATCACCATTCAACAAATCTTTAACCATCAACAGGGACAATATGAATCCCTGTATTGGAATTGTGATAGCTTCAGCGAATGGAACGAAAGCGGTTACAAGGTATCCGCCCAACACCTTGGCAGTTGTCAGCATTCGATTCATGAAATCGTCTGCCTTCTTTAATTGATCTAATGTTTTTTCATCAAGGATTGGAGCACTTGCAAACATTCCTTTAACACCTTCTCCACCACTACGGAGCAACGGTAATAATTCTTTCGCACTCTTTCCAAGGATTGTTAACAAGGCATTGAAAGCTTTCCCCTTATCTTCTGCACCAGTAAATGCCTTTGCTAAGGCAACGGTTTGTTCCTCGGGCGATAACTTGATGTATTCCTCTGCGGATATACCTAAATCACTGAATGCTTTGGATGCTGTATCACTTCCCTCTTTCGCTTCTTGGGCAGCTTTGTTTCCTTTAGCAAGGGCCGATGCGAGTACTTCAACTGTCGTTCCACTTTGTTCGGCAGCATACTTCAACCTTTGAATTGATTCCCCCGTGGTGTCGAACTGGTCGGCAATATCCCCGATACGGGCAAACTCTGATATGGTTGTGCGAACGAACGCAACAACTGCACCCACTGCAAAAGCATTCGTGATGCTTGATTGCAAACTGCCAAACTGTTTCTTGAAATGTTCTGTAACGGAAGATGCAACATTCTGCACCTTTGCCATGCCCGTATTAAATTCAGATATGTCTGCCGTTACTTTCGCTTTGATGTCGTTACTCATTAACAACCATCAGACTGTCAAATCCAATTCCATCTGAATCTCTGCCAATACCCTTTCATCAGCGGAACTAACCACGTTGCATTTACCTGTTTTGACGTATGCCAGGGTTTCCGATAACCAAAGCATTTCCCCTATCGTAAGGTTCTCCACTTCGTCTTTAGCCATGCCACCTTCAAACATCAGGTATCCCATACGACTAAGGGACCACGGAAGGGAACCCACTGGCCCCGACTTCTCCACTTCCCCCAGTTCCATTTTCATTTTCTCTTCTGGTGTTAACTGGGACTTAACATCAAACACTTTCGGGCCTGAACAATAGTCATTCAGATACTCGGCAAACAGTTTCACTTGTTCGGGTATATCTTTCCTCTGTCTGTTTTTATAAACCCACCAGTTCCCCTGTAATCGTTGGAACCAAGAATATTTCTTAAGGTTCAGTTCATGAATTGGTTCATCCCGAGTGGTTGAACAAATACGGATTGCGTTTTCCAAGTCTTCAAGTTTCGCCTGTGTCGGGTTGTATATGAGTGGTGAACTGATTACATGTAACCGCAAGTAACGTTTCAACGTCAGCGGTTGCATTCGCTTCCCTAAAATCTGGTAATCAAAATGTATAAACGAATCAATGTAACTGTTCTGTAGTTCTTCCATGAATTTACTAACCGTGTCATACGCACAAAAAAGGGACTGCGGTTAAGCAGTCCCTTTAGTGGAGTTATGAATCAGGACAAGGAAATGTATTCTGATGTGATACCGTCAACGGTATATTTCGTGAAGTTGTTGAACGTTCCGTTTTCTGCGACTTGTGTGCAGATATAAGTTGTTCCATCGTAAGTAAACGTTTGTGTTGCTTCTACGTTGGAACCAGAAGTTTTGAAGAACTCCACAGTTATACCTGTTTCAATATCATCGTAACGTCTTGTGCAAATCGAACCTGTTTCATTGGCGATTGTTGCGACTACGTTTGGTTTATAAGTTCTGTTGTACGACTGTACTTTTTTACCCAACCAAATCGGGGCACCAAAAGCTGATCCTGTAATTCCGTATGTTATTTGTGACATAAATTGATTTTTCCTTTACTGCTTGTTGGCAGTAATGGTGTTGTCAACTTATGGCTGGTTAACGGTTATCAGGTTCCGAACTGAATGGATGGATTAAACCCTTGTTGTGCCATCACAGTTACATTAAGTAACGATGTCCAAAGTTTATTGTTCTGTTCTGTTCCAACGTCTTTAACTTCCGTGTTGTATATGAACAAGCTTCCACTAACCCCGTTACAGTATGAACGAACGGCGAGAGTATCCCCCATCTTGTCTGTAACTTCATTCAACAGATATGTGTTGTCGGATAAACTTCCTGATATTTCAACCTGAGTTAATACCATCACGTTAATATCCATTTCAAACACCCCATCCAATGGCGGTTGATTAACGGAACGAACCACGTTCACACTTACAACTGGATATTCAATATCTTCATCATTCGTACATGGAACAAAGTTGTGTTCTTTGTGATTGGTGATGCTGCTACTAAGATAGTTTGTTAATTCTCTTTCTGTGATTTGTGCAATTCCGTATTTCATATTCAGTTCTTCCCGTAAAATTCTCTTTGTCCCTTGTTCAATACGTTCTTGTGTATCGATTTGATAATGTCGTTTTCACGACCTACCAAAGCCCGACTTAAAATGCTGTTGTTCTTATCCACTGTTCCAGCGTATGCGACTGCACTACCAACCGTGATAGATGGACTGTTCAGGTTCTTAATATCATCCACAAAGATTTCCTGTGTGTTGTGTTTGGTTATCCATGCAGCCGGCTTTCCACCCAGTTTTGCGTATGCGGCACCCAGTGAACCCTTCAGTTTACCAACCTGTTCTTGCAATTTCTTTCTGTATGCAATCATTGGTTCCTTACTCTTCAACATGATCTTGGTTCCATTGGTAATCACTCGGCCCCGTTCGTTCCGTTTGATGTCTTCTTTGTTGAATTCCTTTGCTTCAAGTCGAGCAAGTATCCCCGTGTCTTTGATTATTTCTTGCAGGGCCGTTTCGTTCCCTTCTCTGAAATATTTTCTTACTCTCTTTTGCAATCCCGCATCCCGACTGGTGAACTTCCGTGCAAGGTAATCGGGTTCAACGAACAACTTGTTTAAATCATCCGTGATTGCGTCAGCCCCTTGTTTACGTGTGGATGGTGGAGTAAAATCCATCATCCGTTTCAACAACAACTTGGCTTGATCTTTGATAACAAGTCGTATGTCTACATTGAAGTTTGCCGCATACCGTTGTATGGCCTGACTGAAACGTGTTGTATCAACTTGAATGTTCATTTGTTGGTGTCGGATATTTCAATCGTGTAACTGTTGTTGTCTTCCGAGTAATCAACAATCCAGTAAGTCTTTCCCTTCAATACGATTTCTTTTCCACGTACCGTCTTCTTATTAGCAATCGTAAGAACGTTCTTACGCACAAGCAGAGTGGTAACGAATCGTTCCAAGAAACCTCCATCAGCAAGTTCCTCTGTAACCTTCACTGTATTTGTTACACCCTTATATGTCTTCCCGTTGAAAGTGAATGAATCGCCAATCATTGATTCTGCGTTCTTCATTCCTATTTGTATTGCGTCGTTGAAAATGTTTCCCATATATCAATCTTGGTTCTGTCAAAGGACATAAAAAAAGAGCGTGTCCTAAAGGACACGCCCTAATTTTATAAGCAGTTGTTTGTTTGTCGTTTATTAGACGATACGTTGAACGGCTCCGTTAACACCCTTTGCAACACCGTAGATCACGGACATTTCAAAGTATTGTTTACGTGTAGCAAGGTCCACCCATGCGATGAAGTGAGCAGGAAGTCCTGTCTTTTCAGACACAACAACACCTTCTTCAATCACGCCTGGAGCACCAATCAATTTTGGCGAACGAGCTGCGATTAACAAACCGTTACGATGAAGAGCAACACCCTTCGTATTAGCAGCAATGTAATTGCTGTTGATCGAAGCGATTTCAAATCCACCAAGAACAGGAAGTTTTCCAGTCTTAACAGTGTTCACTTCCGAGTTGTAGAACTGTGCGGTGTTTTGCACCTTTTCGTCCTGTAACAAGGCGTTGTAGTGGCCGTCAACAAGTACAAGTGTACGAGGAGCCGTACCAACTTCTCTACTATCCAATGCGGCTTTAAGGGCCAAAAGGTTGTTGAGAGACATAGAGGCTTCTGCGATTGAAGACGAATGAGAGAAGTTTGTGGACGTAAGCAATCCAAACAAATCCTTGGAAATGTCTTTTGCTAATGCGTCTGCAAGTTTGGTTGCAATCGGGTCCATCCAGTTAACAACATTGCTGTTCACTTGGTTGGAATCAATTGCTTCTCTCACACCACGGTATTTGTCCAACGTCACTGTGTAATCGTTGCCGGATGCGTCTGTAGTTGTGAACCCAGTTGTTGGGCTATACAACGATGTGGATGGATTATCCAGATCATGAATTGTTACCGAACCAGAAACCCCAGCTTCTACATTCGAGAAGTTACGGGCAAATGTTTCAAGGTAAGGTACGTTTGCTTCGACAGTGTTGATAATCTCCTGTCCTAGATTTTTGAAACTAAGTTCCATATATTATTTTCCTTTGGTTAAAGACTTTATTTTTTTGTAAAGTTGAGCGGATTTGTGCGGGTCTTTCTCCGCTTTAAATTGCTCTTGGAGAGTTGCGATATTTTCAACCGACAAAATCTCCTTAACTGAAATTGGTTCTACTCCAATTTCTGCGACAATCTCCGCTGCCATTTCGGTTGCGGTTTGCTTGGTTGTTTCCAACGTTGCGACTGTTTCAGATAGTGTTTCGTTTGTGGCAACGACATCAGTAATCTTCGTTTCCAATTCTTTTTCTTTCGCTTCTTTGTCGGCAACCAATCCTTTAAGACCTGAAATTTCTTCCAAGTGTGTTTCAAGGGTTGTCTTCAATTCCGCGTTTTCTGTTTTCAAAGAATCGTTTTCGGCGGTTAAGCTGGTGACGGTTTCTTTGAGTTGTGAAATCTCTTTAAGTAAATCCATGTTCTTTCCTTCTTTTTTAAAAATGTTTAACAAGTTGTTCATTTATAGTGTTGCGTTTGGTGTCAACTATTCAGGTACGCCACCAATGATTCCAAGTCGTTGATGACTCCATCTATCAAACCTGCGGTTAAAGCTTCGTCTGAATCAAACATCTGGCCTTGCATTGATTCATCCCCAACAGTTCTTTTTGCCAGTACGTAGGATTTGAATTCTGCGAAGCATTTATCAACGCCGTCTTGAATCAACTTCCGTTGATTGTCTGTGAGACTCTTTCCAGCAATACCCATTGATTTGAATTCGCCACTGTCGAACACTTCCACTTTGTAACCTTCCTGTTCGTAGTGTTTGGAACTATCCACGTATGCGACACGCACACCAATTGAACCCACTTCTGCGGATTTACTGATGAAGATTCTTGAACACTGGGAAGCAAGGTAATAACCGGCACTTGCAATCATTCCGTTACTATAGGCAATAACGTTCTTTGTCTTTGCCACTTCTGCAATCAGGTCGGCAGTCTCGGGGACTTGTGTAACCACTCCACCGGGAGTATCAAAATCAATGATGATATTTTTTACCAAGTCGTTAGTTGCCAACTCTTTTAAGTTCTTCTGAAACAATTCTAAGGAGAACGCACCACACATCATTTCAAGCATTCCAGCTTTTGGCAGAATGGTTCCTTCCACGTTGATAATTGCCGTGTTCCCTATGATGTCGTAATACTTTATTTCCTGTTCTGGTTCTGTGGATTCATCAGGCATCATGTCTGCTATATCCATCGTTCCTTTTAAATGTGCATCAAGTAATCCACGTATGGCTTGATACTTCGCGGGAAGGATTAACCACTTGGTTTCATCATTCACGATTGCGACTATCCGACTTAAATCTTTTTTGTGTTTCATTATTGTTGTGTTGGTTGATTGTTTGTTGAATCAGGAGTTAACGTGATTGGTTTACGTACTGGCGTATCAGTCCAATCTTGTTCCACTTCCACCGTTGGTTTTGGCAATCCAAGTTTTTCTCTGATTGCTTTTTCGTCTTCAAGGTTTGGTGTTAATGCACCCGCTCTTACAGCCACGCCGTATGTATCTGCGAACGTTCTCGCGTTATCCGTTTCTTTCTTTTGTACTTCACCATCAGTTAATCCAAGTGATGCAAGTAATTCCTTCTCGGCTTTGATTTGTTTAAATTCTGTTTTGTAATCCTTACCCTTGGAACTGTAATAAGATTCATACGACAACAAATTATTCTGAATCAATTTGATTGCTGCTTCCGTGTCGTAACCTTTATCAATTCCGATTTGTTCTGGCAGAGTGTAAGTTGCCAAATACATCTTGGAACCAATGTCGGAAACTTTTAAATCTCCATCAACAACACCCCCGGCAATTACCCATCCGTAAATTCTACGGAGCATGGAATCAATCAATGTGTTCTGAATGATGACACGAAAGAATGCGTTGGTTGAACCAAGGACAACACGGTTACCTGTTCCGTTTAACTTCTCGGGGGTAACAATGAATTCGTAAGACAAACCAACTGATTGGCAAACTTGTCGTGCAAGTTCTTCAAGAAATCCTGTGAATGCCTGTGATGGTCTATTGCTTGTTGTAAGTTCTATTTTTTCATCTGTGTTCAGATATGCAATGTTTGCACCCAGAATTCTTTCCAATTGTGTGTTACGTTTTGCAGGTTGATTATCCGATTTTAAATTAGCTGTTGGTGTTCCTCTTCCCCATGTTCCATCCCCGGCATTTCCTGAACGTTTGGTTACAGTAGCAGCAAGGGAACTGTGAACCTTAAGTGCGGATTTCTCTAACTTAAGAATGTCTTTGTAATCTCTCGCTGTATTAAGTGCCGATGTGAAAGCGGATATACCCCGTAATTGATTCGGGCCTTTCGTTGTTCTCTTAACGTGAATTACATTTTCAGCACTTACACGTTGGTATGTGTCACCAGTCCAAACGTTGTAAGCAATTGGTTTCCCATTATCATCAATGTATATTCCATCAATGGATTCATCGTTTGGTTCCCCTGTTCCTCTTACTGCATCCGTACTAATAAACTGAACTTGTCTGTATCCTGTTGATGCTTTCGTGAGTAACAAAAAGAATTCACCATCACGAATAAGAAGACGCGCACCAAGTGCCTGTAATTGATAAAGGGTGTGATCTTGATTGACCGTGCAAAACTTATTGTTTGCCCATGATTCAAAGTAATCTGTTGCGTTGATGTTAAATTGTTCATCAGGGGAAACGGCTTGGATGCTGATTCCACTACCAACCCCGTGAACTTCAATCTGTGTAAGAATGTTTTCAATCAGGGGAAAGTTTGTTTCAAGGTATCGGGCAAGTCTGACTATCTCTTGTCTTGTGTATTCCGATGGTGTTTCCATTTCTTCAATTGAAGTGTGTGGAATATAAGAACGGTCATTGGTTTGTTGTGCGGCTTCAAATGCCTGGCCACTGGAGAACTTTCGTTTTGCTCTGTATTCCCTCATGTATGCGGCCCGTGATTTAGGTTGTTTTGCTGACATAATTTAAATTCCTATGTTGGTAAAATCGGGCGTGGAATTCGTAATGAATCCCCCGTTAAGGTATGAAGTGAGAGCAAGAGTTGTTTCTGCAAACAACTGTTCGTTCGTCTTTGTTCCGAACGTGTAGGCTTTTCCGTTTTCAGAAACGGAAACTAAATGTTTTCCACTACCGTTCTTAATCGCGTCTTTGGCGATTGTTCTTAGTTCCTCTATGTAATCGGAACTTCCATCTAAAAATGCATCATCAACAAGTGCTTTAACAAAATCGGTATCAATCATGAGCGTATTGCTCATGTCAACCAATGTGTAACACTGTTACACTTACCAACTATTAGAGGGGTAATAGACTTCTGGTGCAGAAGTTTCTTGTGTCTGTTCCGTAACTTCTTCTGGTGTTCCCTTGATCGAATCCAAACGTATTAACGGGGAATAGAAATCGAAAAAACAAATCGTGTATTTCAAGCAGTCGGCAACGTGGTTATCTTTGTAAACTTCAACCCACTTTGTTTCACCTTTGATTGTAACTTTCTTTTCCGACATCAAGTGGCGAATTAAAATTGGATCAATTATTGAACCTTCAGGGAAATACAAAGCCATTGAACTGAAGTCTTTTACTTTAATCAGTGTGGTGAACAGTTTGTTTTTGTATAGATAGTCCCCGACAACAAAACGATTTATGTAAACACCCTTGTGCAGTTTATCACTTTCTATTTTGTGTGTGAAGAATTGACCAGTAACACCACGACATGGCATAAAGAATTCTCCTGTTGCAAGGCACAAATCAAGAACAGCAAGTATTCTGTGTCCACCTGAGTCAATGATTGCTTTATCAATTCCGTATTTTTTTCCATCGTGTTCGTACACTTGGTTTGATAATCGTACCAGTTCTTCTTCAACTGATACTTGCCCGTAATCCAATACATAAGCTTTGAAGTCTTTTGTAATCGCAGTGATTGTGTACCAGAAAGATTCGTCCTGTGTATCACACGCCATCAGTATCATTGATGGAACTACAGGTAAGGTGTTCCGTTGATACTTTGGAGACAATGCCAAGAACGATGTTACATCTGATTCTTTAGTTGTTTGTGCCCGTTCTTCCCATGGTTCGCCCAAGTGTCCATTGTAAAAGTCGTGCAGTTTAATCGGGTCATCTTTGGCAACTAAATAATCTCGTATCAAATGCCACCAAGGAATTTTCAAACTGTATAAACGTGATATGTGAAATGATAATGTTTCTTTTGAATAGTTTTCAGAAGTGGCAATCCATTCCCCTTCTAATACCATTTTCGCTTTATCCTTCTCGTAAATCTTTCCCTTACAGTTTGGACACTCACAATGTGCGTACTGTGCGACTTTATCTAAGTCGTATGTTTTATCTTCTCGCTTACAGTTCTCTGCACCCTTGAGCATATCAAACCGGAGAACAAATTGTTTTTCACAATGGGGACAACGCAAATGGTATTTGTGCTGACTACCCTTTTGATACTCCTTTAGTATTTTACTTCCATCTTTGGTCGTGGGTGTTGATGCAATTAGAATCTTTTTAGACAGGGGATAATTTGCAGTTCTTTGTTCTGCTAAGGATATGGAATCCGTTTCCCCCTTTGTTTCGTATTCTTGTTGAAGCTTATCAGCTTCATCTATCAAACAGATAGGAACGGAAATGGATGCAAGGTTAGCTGGAGAACCGGCACCAACTAAGTGTAATTGTCCTGACTGAAATTCAATGTACTCGTTTCTTATGAAGTCTTCATCGTTCGGCAACATTCGTTTTGCTGGAATGCACCGTGACAACATCGGGTCTAATTTGATTTGTTTAAACTCCTTTGCCTTTTTTGTAGAAGGCGAGACATACAACATGTTGTAAGTTTCGTTTGAAACAAAATATAGAATTGCATTTGCGAACAACAGGGATGCACCAACCTGTGCAGACTTCATCAAAACTATTTTACGTATGCGGGGGTCTGCTAAAGCGTCGTATATTTTCCGCATGTAAGGGGTACGATCTAAATCGAATCGTCCCGTATCATCTGAAACACGCTTACTTAAATTAACATTACGTTCACACCATACAGAAGGTTTTAACTTTTCCTTTGGTTTGAATATTCTTTTAATTATTTTATTCGCTACTACGTTTGCTTTCATCCAATACAGTTTCCCAGTCTATGTCGTGTAACCTTCGTTTCACTTCTGCTATTTCTACTTTCGCGTTCTCTATCATTCCGATTTTATCCATGCCCAAACACTTATCTGCGATACGTCCAGGAATTGCATCTAAGTCTTCATTGAACTGCATCAGCATTTGATTGTATGTTGAAACCATGTCATCCACTGAAACCACATTACGGTTTAATTCATTCACCTTTGGGTTATCCACTTCTAGTTTGCGTAGGGATTCAGTTACTTTGTTGAAGTCTGATAAAATTAAAGATGCCGTTCCGTCTTCTCCTTTTCCTTTACTCGTTATGTATTGTTCATACAAAGAGTTCGCTATGGTGGATAACCGTTTGATTTGTGTTTCCATTCCTTCACCATCCACACGTTCAATCTTGATTGGTTCACCAATACGTTTTTGTTTCAATAATGGGTTCCCTCTTCCCCGCCTCTTTACAGTTTCCAAATACGTTTTTACGGCCGTATCATCATCCAAGTTGATTCCAGCTTTGTTTGCTTTGTACAAACTTTGAATGTTAGTATCAAAGATTGTTGTCATCACTGGATACGTTCGTTTCCATTTCTTGTTCTTACTCATAATGATTGGCGATAACCTGTTAAGTGTGTGTTTGGTGTCATGGTTTCAATGTTGGTTCAGGGGGTTGATTCAGTCCCTTTACCCTTATAGTCACTATTTAGTGCTGGTTGGGCAACAGACACTTACGCAAATGTTCACGGTGTCCGTAACCCGAGGGAAGCGGGTTTTCTGAAGAGATTTCTTATCATAATTTTGCTCATTTATGAGCCATTTTGAACACATATACAGCGTGTTTTCCGAACATTTCCTGTAGCGCGTCTAACATAATTATGTCGTTTGCCGGGTCATTTGTTCCCCGTGCCACTGATGCTAATATCACTTCCAATCTTTCTTCCCCGTTCAAGTTCCGTAGTTCTCCAATTGCCAAATTCAGTTTGTGAATCAGCTTCATATGTAAGTCCAGGTCGATTGAATCAAGGATGTGTATCACTGCTTTTCTGTCTTCAATGTTTTCTTTATACGTTCTGAATTGCCGAACGATGAACCCCGTTAACGTTTCAATGTTATTCATATTATTATTTTCTTTTATCCTCTTTGTTTGTTAAAACGGCAACATGTCTGTGTGACACTGTGCGAATTCTTTTTCTTCTCTCCAATCATCTGCTTTTTCGTTCCATCGTAAGATCATCCAATCTTTCGGCAGACTCATTAAAATTTGTTTGTGTCTGAATTCATCATTGATACGTTGTTTTTCTGTAAAATGATGTGGTTCATCCCATTCGATTATCAGCTTTAAATCTTCACAGTAGTAATCAACCGCATATCTTCCATCCACTACTTTCTCGCCACCGTTCAGAGCATGAAGACCGTTAACATTTAAACGTTTGTTGATCACGTCAAAGATACGACAAGCGGTTTTGTTGTAGTTCAAACAAATCGTATCGGATTCTGTGATACGTTGTTTACTTGCGATACTCATTTTCCGTTTTGTTTCTTCTGTGTGTTTGATTCCTTTGTGTGATTCAGACATTTTTGATCGGGATACGGCACTATGTTTCTTTCCTTTTTTTGCGGCACTCATTCTAGCAATACTTTTTTTGCTATGATTCTTGCCAAATCTCGGATGATTGGAACCCAAGTAAGCAACACTCCTATTTTTCCGTCGTTCAGGTGTCCACGAATCTTTTACTGCGGAACTTATTTTATCACGATGTTCTGTAGAAAGTTTCTTCCCTTTTTGTGCAACACTTAATCTTTCACGATGTTCTGGTGTCATTATTTCTTTTGTTTTGGAACTAATTCTTTCACGGGTTTCTGCACTATGTTTTTGCCCTTTTCTCATAACGATTCCTCACACTGGTCTTGTATCCCGTCTGTCATAAGAATTATCGTTTCATATTGTTTACGTGAGAGCTTCACCTTTCCTAATTGTGTTGTGACTGATTGAAGATTCCGTACTACTTCACAGAATACTTTATCCACCTTGTCCGATTCATGTTCTGGCTTTGGTGTTGGGTTGTTGTTGGATGCACTGTGTAAGGTTCTGATGTTTTTTCTCATTTCTGAAATGGTAAGGTTGTTCTTCTCGGCATAATCCAAGCAACCAATTGCTACTTGAGTATCCCCCTTACATTCAGCCAATGCTTCCTTGTGGAATGAATACGTAAGATTTTTATTACGCTGTTCAATGGGGAATCTCTTTGCCAGGGATTTACTTTCTTTAAGGGAACCACGGCAATAACCTGTAGATTCCATTAACGAATCGTATCCCCTTCCCACATCTTCACAATGGTTCAGGTAGTCACCCAGACACCAACGGATTCCCTTTTCAGCACTTAGCAACGATTCCCATAGTTGTTTGTGCTCTTTGTCGGTTAGTTCTTTGTGAACTACCAACCCGATTTCTGATATTGTTACCTTGCTATTGCTGCTGATATTTAACTGATTCATTTTGTTTGTTCCTTCTGTTTGTTTATTTTAATAACCTTCTTAACCTTCCCAGTTCACTTATAAACCGTGTGAACATGTCCAACCTGTTTTCCCATACCATTTGCTTTTTGAATTCTTCCCATGAACAAATCGCCTGATGGGTCGTAATTTTGCTTTTTGTACCTGATACACAATAGCAACGCACACACTCGCCTTGTTCTGTTTGATAAATGATCGTAGTGAATTTATTACAGGCTGATTGTACTTCTTTGTGTAGGCAATTAGGCGGGAAGTATGGTTCCACTGTCTGCATTAGTTCATCATCTACTAAAGATGTTCCGAATATTCTGTTGATTTCTGTCATTTTGTTTTTCCTTTTTTCTTTTTGATCTTTGGTTCCTCTTCAATCTTTCTATTTCTTTTATTTCCATCACGATAAGTTGATGATGTATCAGTAGATTTGCACATTCTGGGGTGTCTTAGTCCCAGTTCTTTCACGATGTCTGAAACACGTTCTGAAAATGCTTCACGGGTGATTGCATATGACTTGGCTATTTCTGCGTGTGATACGTTCCCCCTGAAGGGCAAGTTAAGTGCTGCTACCAACGCATCCACTTCAAGACGGGGATTTTTACTAAACAATATCCGACTGATGATAACCGTTAACACTTGGGCCGTTCGCCGTTCACTATCCACCCGTATCAATTCGTTGATGATCAATTGCGGTTCCTCTGCATCCAGCAACATTCCTTTAAGGGTGTCGGTTTGATGTAGAAGTGTTTCCCAGTCAAAGCCACAGGGTAAATCAATGTCGTATCCCCCGTTTTCATTCTGCGTAAAGATGGGCCGTATTGAATCGGGTTCCTGTCTGTCTGATTTAATTCCTGTGATTGTCATGATCTTTTTATTACCTTCGTTCTGTTAAGGGTTAAAATTCTTCCACCTGATTCGTTTTTAGTTACAAGGTGGAACATGTAGTGGGTTCCTTCATCACTGATAACGTATTCATTCCCTGATTCGTTCTGAACGATGGTGAATGGATATTCTGTTTCCACTGTTGCGAATGTTTCTGAATCCAAGTCCAATACACTTATTTTCTTAAGGGGTTTGATTCCCTTACATTTTGATAAGAAACGTTTTTCTGTATCATGGAACATCAGGAGATTTTTAATCTTTTTGAAGTCCAAGGGTTGTTTGTCGGTTTTCATTATTGGCACTCCCGTACTGGAATAATTCTTTCAGGTGTTGTGTATTCTTTTCCTTTATAGAGAAACTTTCTCTGTTCAGTTTGCCCATGACATAAAGCTGTGACTGTAGTTTTTCCGTCCACATACTTTCTTACTGTTGTTACCGAAAACATTTTTCCATTCAGTTCGATGTAATTGCCTGTGTGAATTCTTCCACCATTGACGGGTTCAATAACGATCATGTAGTGAGATCCGTTTTTATATTCTTCAATTGTTTTCATTCCTTGTTCTCCTTAACTGAAATCATCGTTTCAAAACTAATCCACGATTCATTTGATTGTGTAATCCATTCCGTGACGGCGAACTGCCCACCGTATCCACCTAGTTGCAATATTTGGTATCGTGCAACGTTCCGTTTATCTGTTGATAGATCAAAGAAGGGTATTTTGGTTTCGTAAATCGTACCACTTGGTAACAACCCCTTAACTTTTGTAAGAAACTGTTTAAAAGGATTCTGTATATGAAACGGTTCTGCTCCGATTATTTTGCCTGATACAAAAATATGTTTCCATTTTCTAGTGTCAGCAAATGTGCAACCGTCGTATTCAGTTTCTATTCCTTGTTCGTATATGTTGTTTAAGGTTTGGTCGTTTAAGTGTAATTTCATTTTGTTCTCCTGTTTGTTGTTCATCCCCATAAATAAACTTCCCGTTGTCCTGCGTGTCTGTGATTCCAATTGTAGAAATACGGGTGCCATTCAGGGTCTTGAAATAATCTCTGTTTGGGTTTGTAGTTCTTGTATGCATCCACTCTGATTTTAATACGTTCCGTTAAACTCATGAAAGTAATGCTGGTGAACAGTCATCTCCATTCTTGTGCGACATCATCAATTCAATTGAAATATCATCCACCAAATCAATTTTCATTCGGGTTGTGATCATCGTAAAAATCATTTCGTTCTCTATTTTGTTTTTCTTCTTCTGATTCTGTAGGGAAGGAATGATTCTGAGATTGTACCAAACGTGTTTGTATGCGGTTAGTGTTGGGTTCTTCTTGAACCAAGATAACGGGACGATGTGATCAATTTGATATGTTCCATTCAACAACCCGTTTAATTGTTCGGGCGTTTCACAAAGATATTCCAATACGTCTTTGCGTTTCATTCCCACCATCAGTTCAAAACGTTCTGTTGCTTTACCAACTGTTCTTGTTTCTTGTTTAGCTTCTCGTCTGATTTGATAACTGATGAAAATTCTGTCTGCGTGATCCTGTGCGAATTGTTTATCTGTTGATCTGCGGTTCCGTTGATACTTTCTTTGATAAGCGGGTTCTCCACCTTTGATTTTATAAATTCCCTTACTCATAACTTTTATTCCTTGGTCTGTTTGTTTCATGAAGATTGTTTTCTCTTCACGGGAATACATATGTTGAACTTTTCCCAAACGTTCATTTTCGCTAAAAATAAATGAAAATATTTTTATCATTCAGGGAATACATATGTTCCCATTGATATAAAAATGCTGAAACCGTTGTACGATTAAATGACCCAGGACAACGGGGGATTACCAATGGTACGAACACACCAAAACGGATTTAGAATCGCCTATAAACGATCCTGTGCGGTTCAGGATGGGTTCTGGTCAACTATCTGATTCAATGTCTGGGAATAATACCGTTGGAACCATTCCCCATGGCCTGAATCCCTTATAATAATTTCCACTCTGTCCGTGTTTTCAGAGGATATGTTCAGGGATTTTTTATCAATTGCTGAACGATAACCAAGTTGTCCGTATCGTAGTGGGCCGAATATAAATGAAACCCCGGCAGCATATTTCAATACGTAATCTGTTTTTGACCCGTAAACATATACCCTTGATACTATATTTTTTCTTAACGATTCGTTCAGATGGTTCTTGTTGAAATCGTGGTCAGTTGCTCCTGCGACTAAATGAACCGCTGATATTTTAATGTTGGGATAATACTTTAGTATTTTTTCCAATGTGTCCGTGATAATTTCCGCACCGTTACTGTGTCCAACCAAAATAATTTCTGAATCGGAATGAATTAAAATTGTGGATATGAGCCGGTTAACCATGTGTTGATTAGTCATGGAACGCCAAACAACAAAGAACGGGGTGAAGTATTCAAGTTTGATTGCTCGATTTCCCCTCATGGATTGAATATCCATTTCCATTCTATCAGTCCACCCATGTTCATCTTGGGGAACGGTCATGATGCCGTTCAATAGGATAAAGGTTCTCACTTTAGAACCCCTTGATACCCGTTACAACGCCCTTGGTTATACCTTCTGATAACTTACCAGTGATATTCCCTTCTCGTTCCCCTTGAGCTTTTGTTTGTTCAACATTCCCAACAGCAACAATCTTTTTTGCTTTGAGAGATGTTCCGTTGGGAAGGGTTAACGTGAGTTCATCCGCAACTAAATCTTTGGGAAGAGTGAATGAATACGAAACTTTCTTTAGATCATCTTTGTAATGATACGTGGTTGATGTGGTGTTGGCACAACCAACGAATACAAAGAGAATGATTAGGAACGAACAAAGGGTATGTAATTTCATACCCATTGTGTGAGTGTCAAAAGAAAACCCCTTACCAATCTGTTACGACTGATAAGGGGAACGACCCGACCAAGGATTAACGTTTTATCTATTCTATCATTTTGATGTCATACGGCGAGTTATAAGAAGTCAACACTCGCTTACATATATAACGTTCTTGTGTCGTTTTCTTGTTCCATGAAGAACACGATTCATTGCTGACTGGTCATATCCGCGACTGTGACAAAACGCACGGAGTGATTGAACCTTGATCCAAGTTCCATCTTTGAAACCAATCATGAATCCCGTTTGGTATGATTTTGTTTCAGTGGTTAGTTGGCAATTGTTCGGGTTCCGTTTGAAAGTCTGTTCCAACTTAATCAACTGTTCTTTTGTCTGTCGTGTATATCCGAGCAATCCCAGTGTGATTGTGTATGGAATGCCCTTTCTATTTTTACGAACCATTACGAATTCCGTTTTGCTTTGATAAATTAAATAGTCACTCACTGTTTCATTTAAAGTATAATCAACGTTGCTAACAGTGATCAATTCACTGTAAGGGATATACTGAACACGGTTACGTTGGTAGTTCTCCATATCAAGTTTCAAAATCAAGTGTTTGAATTCAGAAAACAATTCATGCAATTCATCTTGTGTTTCTTGGCAACGTCCTGCTCGGCCATCTTGAACGGATATACGATGTTTTTCTCTTTTATAATGTTCTACGGCACCGCACATTTCATCTGTGAATGGATAACCGCTTAGTCCATCAACTAGTTTGTTTACGTATATCCATTCAGGTTGTCGTTCTTCTCTCATATCTATAAATAGGGTTCAGCTTTCCCAAACCGTATATATATTTTCTTATAATAATCGGTTTGCGTGTCCAAGAAAAGGAAAGCGGTTCTGCCTTCTTAGTCCCAGAAAAAGACACAGAGAGACAGAGAAGACACAGTGGAGCAGTAATATGTCTCACCCAGTTTGGTTTTCGACTTGGTTTCCCCTATGAAAAACGGCGATTCTTTACAATGTAAACATATATTATAACTGGAACTGAATTCAATTCACTATCAACCAGTTACAAACAATCGCTTTTTATAACGTCTTTTTGGGTTTGCTCGTTGATATGTATTCATATGAGCAACACATACCACGTTTCAATCAATAAGTTAGTGAAGACAAAACCCGACCTGAAAATAGAGGGAATGGAATTAAACAAGAAAGAAAGTTTTGTCATATCGGAAATCATCAAGAGGAACGAACAGAACAACAGAACCCCTGATTTGTTCGTGAATATTCACACGGATATTTTACGGAACTATTTACGAGAGGCTTACAAAGAAATCTTGGTTGATATGGAATCAAGGGGATTGATTGAAATAAACGGTTCATACGAAGTTGGAAGCAATAGCAAGTCATACCGTCTCGGCAAAGATTGGAGATACGGGAAGGTTGTGGAGAACTTCTATCAACAACAACGGGCCGTTCAACATTCGGGTAATGTGGTGATACAGAACCCCGTTCAACAACACATTTACGATTCCTTGAATCAAGTAACGGTTGAAACTTCCCCGTTGGAACTTGAAACAAAAACACCATCAAGAAAAGCAAGAGTGGTTACATCAGCCCAGAAGTTTCTCGCAAAGGAAATTGATTTCAAGAAAGGGGAAAACAGTAACCGCATATACCATTCGTATTTGTCCTGTCCGAAAGAGGGAAGGAAAATCTTTTCATTGAACGGGGAACCCCTCGTTACATTGGACATCAAGAATGCCCATCCGTTCCTTTGTCTTTCATTTTACAACGAGATAAACAACCCCGTTGAAATGTCCGAGTATATCAACGCCCTTAAGGGTGACATTTACCAGTTGATTGATGGTGACAGAGAAGAAATCAAAATTCAGTGGTGCAAGTTTTTATCGGGTGGAGATTTCAACCACAACAATCCTGTTGAAGACTACGTCAAAAAGAATTTCCCCTCTCTCTATCAGTTCTTACTGAAACAAAAAGACTTGGCATTAACACTACAGAACATGGAAGCGGACATCATGATTAGCACAGTTGCAAAGAAGTGCATGTTACGTTCAATCCCTATCATCACTGAACACGATGGTTGTAGCGTCCCCGAACAATATGAAGAGACGGTCATTCACTTGATCATTGATGCGGTTAATGAACGTATCGGACACAAACCAACAGTAACAAAGAAATAAAGGAAACAGAAAATGAAAACAGCAACTGAAGAGAACAGAGAAATGATAGATGGAATGATGAAGGAATATATGGACGATTTGATGGAGATTATCCACGATGATTTAGAAAACTTAGATGATCGCCAATTGATGTTCATTATGAAAACCGCTTACATCAACAAAGCACAACCGTTATATATTTGTACGTATCAAATTTTGATGGATGAACGGGGATATGAAATGGTTGAAGCTAATCCAAAGGATGCAAAACAAATTTCTTGGAATGATATTTAATATGGAAACGATCACACAACAAATGATGTTTGAAGCATCGGTTTCCACTAAAGCTAAAGTGTGGTGTTCAGAACAAATTAAATTGTTGGGTGTTGAACACAAAACAGGATGGTTATTCAAAATAGTAAAAATCAAATATCCTGATGGAACCTATCAACGATTACTTGAACTACGTGATGAATATTGTTTGAAGAAACAGAACAAGAAACAAACTAAAGTTGAAACGTCGTTGGATGATTTTATCCAGAATGAATTCATTACACCCCAACAATACATTAAGTGTTGTGAATTCATTTTGAATGATCCGAAACCATCATATGAAAGGTTTCTTAAGTATCTAAATAAATGAACCACCTTCGTAAACATTCGCCACGATGGGTTCCAAACGTTCCCATTGTTTTTAATACCTTCACGGATAGAGCCGGGGAATACCATGAACCCCAGTGGAATGAATACGTTGATGAAGATAACAAGGTGTGGGATATGTCATCAGGTTTGATAGTCATCAGCAATCAGTGGAAACACGATGAACAACAAACACGGCAAACAATCGCACATGAATGGCAACACCACGTTCAGTTCCACACGGGGTTTCCATACGATCACACCACGTTAACAATCACAGGGGAAACATACGAACAATCCATAAAGAGATATTTCACAACGAGTAAATCAGAACTGGATGCTTTACGTTTTGAATTCAGAACATCAGGAATCCATGAACAATGGGAACGTTTATTGTTTGAACAAATAAAAGATTTACGGAAACCACCAACATTCAGCTTTGGAAATGCAAATGTATGCTATTGATCCTGTACAGCATCGGGCTTTGTTCTCGTTATTGCCTAGCTTTCTGTTAATATAATACTTAAGATGATTACTATTGTTTTAGGTTTGTTACTTTTGTTGGTGGTATTGTTCAGAACTGTTGTTGTGAAATACGGAAACCGATACATTGATTTGTTCATGGAACTGTTAATGTGGTTCACCTTTATTTGTTTGTATTCCGTTTGGTAAGTTATCCCCCTTGATGGGGTTGATACGTAAAACGTTCAGGAACCCTTCTGGGTTCATTCAGGAACGATTCTGTGGATTGTTTAGGGTCAACACCCCAAACGTAATTCCAACGTCTTAAAACCGATTTAAACGTGTTTTACAATCACTAGGTTATAATTTGTAAAGAAGAAAAATATTGCCCATTCCGTACACCATACGTAGTGACAACTTTTTATAATGGGTCACTACCCATAGTGTAGTTTTTAAGCTCGGTTTATTATAACTTTATTGTATAATATTCTTATAATTCAGGAGGGATTTACACCTGTGTTGGGTGTGGTTTCTCATGGTAAATAAAAGGATAAAGGAAAGATGAAATACGAATTCAAACGTAACTTAATTACAAATCATAATTACACAAGTATTGACGCTGGAACCATAGAAGTTCTATGTGATTTGATGGAATTGGAAACAAGACAAATTGGCGGTTCAGATGGATTGTATGAATTTGCAAACCTTCCATCTAAGGATGATTATGTAAATGGTTTGGATGATTTATATAATCACAAAAAGATAAATTCACTGTTTGTTGGAAACAAGAAACCACCATTAAAGGAATTCAAGAAATGTTGTATGGAACTGTGGAACGACGTTGTTGAACATGTGTCATATCAATGTGATCGACTAATTGAAGATGCGGAATTTGCAATTAGTGAGTTTAACGATTGGAAAGAAGAAAATGAAACTGAATCGTAAAGAAAGGAACCGTCAAAAACGGTTTCAAAAGAAAATGGAAGTGGAACAACTGATGTTCAGTACTGTAATCAACCGTGTTGTATCGGACATTGTGAAACAGAAACGGGAGGAACAATTGAAGAGACAAAAGAAATACACTGAGAACGTATTGAAACAGTTTACGGAATGATACGGAACATTCCTTAAGAACCCCGATTGGAGAAATCCAACGGGGTTTTTTTGTGTCCTAATTAATTCCGTAATCCGTTCTCTAAATACTTGGATTCTGATTCCCTACGATCAACCAACCCTTGAACACTACCAATCCAAAGACGTTTCATTTTACGTATCTGTTCAGGAATTAAATCGTATCGTTTCCGTTCAATCAGGGATTTGATCGCCAACATTTCCGTGCGTCTTGATCCTTCCAACGATGAACCACGATTGAAGATTATTGAAGTGATAACATCTTGAACAACGACAGGGGAATTAATCAAACCTGGGTATGTGTCACAAGCAGTTTTAAAATATCTTGGTATGGTGTATTTACCAAAGTGATTTCTTGCGATTGTCCAAGGAATCACAACACCTTTAACACGATACAAGTAGTTGTGGGCAACTGTTCCTTTGTAACCCGATACACTTTTTAATTTCTGTATATCATCAGGAGTTAAGTATTCCGCCCACTCTCTTTCAATTTGATTCGGGGTGTTTGCACCAAGGTCAAAACCAATCCCGATTGTCACCCCTGAACTTGTTGTTTGCCAACACGGGACTTCTGGGGTTTGTAAATGTTTCGTGTAGTACTCGGGTGAACTGACTTCAAACCCGATGATCAAATCTATTCCTTGTTCACTTATCATTCCCCTGATGGGAATGTCAAAAGTCAATGTTCCATCTTTGGAGCTTTGCCAACTCGCACTCTTAATTCTTTGTTATAGAAATCATCCCTGAATAATGCGTTTGCAAAAAGAATCCATTCCATTTCGTAATATTGTAATGCCCATTTACTGTTACACATTTCAATTATCACGAATCGAAAGTTGCTCTTACCAAGTCGTTCAATATCAGCAAGCAAATCCTTGGAACTTCCACAGTATGTTTTCCAATCTGATTCTTTGGAACTGATACGATGATTCTTTTTGCCCTTAAGTGGTTTGCGTTTAACACGGTTCCACATCTGTTTGCGGCCAATGTATCGTTTCTCTTCAACAAGATTGATGATGCAATATATAAAACCAAATCCGCATGGATTGAATACCGTGTCTTCACCATCCAATGTTTCCCAGTGTGTTCCTTTTATCTTCACCCATATACATATGATGTCATTTTCGATTCCGTTTTATTTTAATGTTTATATATGGGCACAAAAAACCCGATACCGTTTAAAGTATCGGGTTCGTTGATTCCTATTTCTTGTTCACAAGTTTCTTGTGTTGTTCAATCTGTTTCGGGGTTGGAACAATATTAAAGAATCGTTCCCCATCCGTTTTACTCACTGCGTTTCTGTAATGATTATACAAGGTTGAAACGTTCCCTTTGTGTCCCATCATAACCGCCGTTTGTCCTGCGTTCTGATGTAACGCGACGTGATACGTGGCGAACGAATGACGGCAACCGTTGGTAGGATAAACAATTCCTGACTTGGAACGGAGCCAACTTAGTTTGTCTTCTGCGTTTCCATCAATAATAAGGGTGTCCCTATCACTCGCTTTTGCAGGGCGACAACATACCAACCACGCCTTGCAACAGTTGGGAATATTATTTATCCGTCTCATACCCAACTTAGCAATGTTTGCCGAAACTGAAACTGTCCATTCGTTATAATCAATGTCGTTCCATTTCAGTTTACATGCTTCTTCAATTCGTATTCCACAAAACAGAACGAGAGCATTGATTGCCAAACGATCATACATCTTGTTGTTCAATGCGGTTATCAACAGTTTCTTTGTGTCCTTGATACTTAAGAACAACGATTCATTTTCTTTTGCCTTGGGCCTTTCAATCTTTGTAATTGGATTCAAGGCAATATATCCATTGTCCTTACAGTAATTAAATAATGTGTTCAGGTTCCGTAGATAATTGATGATGGTTGTTGGTCCCCATGAATTACTGAATACGTGTTTCGTTATCTCTTCCGTTGTAAATGAATTCATCATACGTTCCCCATCAAACGCTTTTAGAAAACGGGGATAATGTAACCAACGTAAAGAATCAATGTAACGATTGGACAAACCACGATTGGTGCATGATTCAATATACAACTGTGTGGCACGATTGAATGTTATTACACCCTTCTGTGTGACAGTATGAGCGAGAAAGAAATCAACCGCTTGTGTGAATGTTGCACCAACCTGTTTCAACTTCTGATTACAATTCAACAACTCAAAACGAAGTGGCAACAACTCGCCAATGTCATTCACTGATTGTGTTTGTTTCGCTTCAATGGAAACGTTCAGATTGTAAGCGAGTGTGTCCGCTTCTTTCTGTGTCTTGAACACGGTTCGTTTTCTCTTCCCGTTCACCTTCCCTTGATCCACTATCCAACCAATCACGTCCCCGACTTTCCCTGAGTAATCCCCCCTATTAATTCTGGGGTAAACTGTAACCTTTTTCAT